GATATTCCCATACGTAGGGGGTGGGATACTGTGTAATTTCATCGATGGCTATCCAATTGAAGGCTTGTCCCTGATATCGGGTAACGTCTTTGTCTTTGTCAAGATAACTAAACCAGATAGTGGCCCCCGACGGGAAATGCCATGTGGATTTAGACTCTCTAAAGGAGGCACCGGGAAACGCCTTGGGATAAAGTTGTTTAGATTTGGAGATGAGTTCAGTCAATTCATCCAGAGTGCGACGGAGTAATAAACCACGATGATTAGGATTATGGCAATAACGGAGAGGATCTGCCAAGAGAGCGAAACTCTTTCCTCCACCAGCCGCACCGCCGTATAATACATCTTGTTCAGGTGCTGACAGAAAGTCTTCTTGTGGTCCATCATTCGGTTTGAATACAACTTCAGATTCTCCCACAAGCTTTTTAACTGCGTCTGGTAAGGCATTTAAATCTCCTACATCAATTACTCGTGAATTTTTACCTTGCAATGCCGTTTCTACTTTTTTAGCGGCACTTTCTCTTTTTCTAGCTCTTTGTATCTGTTTATCAGCCGCCGCTTTCTTCTTTTCAGCTTCTTTTTTAGAACGGCGTATACTTGCCTGTGTGGCTCTCCGGGCTTTTTCGGCTGTGGAGAGGTTATAACGAGCTTTAGGCGCGTTAGGGTCCTTTCTAGGCCGTCCACGGGGGCGTTTCAGAGCTTCATTGCTCATCTACGACGATTTCTTGCTTAGAGGGGAGTAAAACGACTCCATGAACAGCCTGTACATTGACATTATGAGTTTCTTGCTTACCTAAACCCACACGATTTAACAGAGATTCAGCGGCTTGAAGGCGAATATTGTCGCCACGTTCTATTTCTGGAGCATCTATAGTAGAAATTAGCTTATTTACGGCTTTTATAGCACCTCCTGCAAGCACACTGCGGGATCTTTCTATGATTTCAGTAGCTAAACTCTCTTTTAAGTGCCCTATGGAGCCTGAAGAGTACCCGGCTACCTCACAGGCACGGCTAAAATTACCCCCATTATCAAAAAGAGCATCTAAAAAAATTTTTTGCTGTTCATTTAGCTCTCTTTTACGAGTTTGCTGGGGTAATAAATTCATATTTTCTCCGAAAAACGTACAAAACGCAGTGGTGTAAAGACTTTATTACTGCAATGTCGATTCTCTTTACCGCTGGATTGCACAAATACATTATGGTATCTAACTTTTAATTTTGTCAACTAAGATAAAAACACTTGACGTAATTTAAATACGACACTAAACTGGGTTTGTAAGCCCACGGGGGTATACCCCCAAGCTTATCCCGCCGCATACGCCCGCAGGTACCCCCTACTTGCGGGTTTTTTTATGCCTGTTGGTTACCTAACGGGAAGCCGGGAGTGTACAACATTTGTACAGTAACCAAAAATTAAAAAAAATACCGTGGGATTGCTAGTACTAGTACGGGTACCCCCGGTGGCCCTTGCGCGGGCGTGTGTTGTACAAATATTAATCAATTACATACCCTCACCGATCCGCGCTAGGCAGACCCGAGGTCGCCTTTTGTAGATAGCCAAAACGTATGCACCAGAAACGCTATTACGGCCCCGTGCCCACGATTCAAAATTTACTTGGCCAACTTTTCCAACAACAATTCCCAAAAGTTTCCCGTCGATACCCCCCCTAGATACCCCCACTGGACACCCAGAAAAACCCGAAAGCTTTACCGGTCAACGCCTTAGGTATTTTTCTAGGACAAAAAAAGGCCCCCGTAGTGGGGGCCAAAAAGCCGGCGGGATAAACTGAGATTGGAGACTCAGCACCGGCTTGAGGGAATGAGTTTACCCTGTTCGGATGGACAGATAGAGGTCGTTCGCGTCAGACAGCAACTGGTCTAAGTCCTTTAAGAATGCTTTATCAGCATCAGTAAGGTAAACCTTGTGCTCAATGCCTGATCCTTCGATCTTACTTGCATAGGCATTACTAGACACAATTGTGCGTAGACGGTTGATCTGGTTAGGCGTGAAACTCAGTGATTTTTTCATACGCATAGTATTTAGCTCCCGTTTGATATTTTCTTGAGTGCGTTATGCACATCTGGAGAATACACAAAGCTCTCTGAATGTACAACCTCTATCCCACGGTAGTGCCGCTCCAACATATTGCAGACTTTGTCGATGTTCTGGTGATGTAGAGAAACCCGTTTAGGTTTACCACCCAACCGATACACCAGTGGAACATGGAAACGACTCCGCAAGTGCAAGATATACTGGTAGGCAGTAGATCGGGTCACACCTAAGCACAGAGCGATATGTTCCACCGACAAAGGTACGTCCGATTTGTGTAAGAGGTCCAAGATTTTGAAGTGGGTTTTACCCCACTGGTTTACCGGCTTAGGTGCGGCAAGCTCCAAAGCTTTAACGTCACCCGCTAGACATTCCAAGGTAGAAACGATGGAGACTCTGGCGACTCCTTCCAACTTAGAGGCCAAAGCTGACAACTCGTCAGCAATACGCTTTTGTTCTGTGTTCATAACTTTTATCCTTTAAAAAAAGAGGGAGAGCGCGGCCAGAATGGCCACGATCACTAGTAGTTTATAAATCGCCGCTATCCAATCAAGCATCAAGCCGCCTCCAGTGCCAACCACTGGGGAGACTCCAACACAGCGCGAACGTCAGCATTACGCTTAAACTGAACGCGATGTTGTTGGGCATTACCCCGACTGGTTTGAAGCTCCGTAGTAGTGCCGTCATCGTTCTGACGTTCCCACGTTTCATCAGTGTGAGTCGCCCAGTGTGTCAGGGCGTTATAACCGGCCCACAGAGTACGGCCAAGCTCCCGTTGCTCCTCATTGTACCGATGCGTTAGGTAGTCCAATAGTCGCCCGTTGACACGGGTAGAATCATCACTGGACAGATTACGCCCCGCACCTGACAGCCGGCAAACTGTATTCTCTAGGATCTCAGTCCATTGGCTAGGGTGCAGATCGATGGTTCGCCATGCGTCCATCTTTTCCCGATGGTTCATGAACATGTCAAGCCCTAGGTTAGCCTTTGCGATCATCGCATTAGGAGACAGACTCGCGGTATGCTTGCGTTTTTGGTGGTACGCTTTCTGACCCCCGAACACCATCGTATTACGACAGTAATCGCGGTAAGCACCAGAGAACACCTGAAACGCCCACGACATGTCGACGCTGTTAACGATGTCGGCTCTCGCCGTGATGCCATCACCTTTGCCGTCGATGTCAAACGTTAGGTCGTTGAAGTAAACAGCACGGGAAGCTTTACGGCCACCTTCAAACAGCCGATCTACAACCGTCAGATTCCCAGTTGGTAAGCTCGCATTGTCCACGATGGTATTACCTTGGTGACGGAACACCTCGCCGTGGTCGACTAGCTTGTACGTTTTAGCTACTGGCGGAGAGTCCAACACCTCGCCGCTGACAGTGTTGCGTAAAGCAAAAAACCCGTCGAACGGCTTGTGACTAAAACCGCCTGAGGTCGGCGTTTTTGTGTATAGGGGAATCTTGCTGATTTGCCCCCGCTCTGCAAACAAGTCAATACTGGTCACATCATCGTGCACCATCTCAAGACCGTTAGGTATTTCACGGATTACCCCGTCCGGTATGAACTGTGTAGACATTTTAATTCCCTCCCTGCACAGATTTAGAAACCCCATCACGCCAGTCCGTCACGGTCGTCTCAGTTTGTAGAAAGTCGTCGGTAGTTTTGTCGTACCCCGTCTCTAGGTTTTCGATGTAAGTCCCATCAAAATACTTAATGCTAGGCTGTACACCATAGGCAAGAACGGTCGCCCAAGCACTGGTACAGTCAACGGCAACTGTGAGGTCCGTACCAATGTTCCATTCAACCGATCCGATGCTCTGGCCCCCCATCTGTCCAGACTTTCGGTCACTCATTCGCAACTTAATGATCTGAACAGGTAAGCCGTAGGCATCCTTTTTCAGTAAGAGGAACGTACCGGCATCGCCGGCAGTCCAAGTAAACTCTGAAATCAGAGTCCCTTCAATCGTTTGCGTATACATAAAATAAACTCCTGTTTAAATCCAACCACACTATGCGGTTGGTCTCTTGATCATAGCACAGAAAACAAAGGTATATAACCTTTTTTCTTTTAGTTAATATAAAAACAAAGGGAATAACTCAATCAAAATCCCACATTGTCCAAATCAATAACACTAATATGATTACCATCCAATAGCTAAACATCCGATACCCTCTTTTTAAGTTGGCCAATTTAATGACATCATATTTCAACATTTTTTAGGTTGGCGAAATAGCCGACTACCATTTTCAATGTGTTTTAAAAATGATGTTCTTGTCAGGCGCGTCCCAACAAAGAGCGCAAGTTGTGCAAGCTTGTGTTTTTCCTTCCTGTTCTGGGCACACAATGCCGTCACTGGTTAGCTCCTCACTGTTGGCACTAAACGTCCCGCAAGTATCAGACCATCGTACGGCCCATCGTTCGGGAAAACCGTTACGGTTCGTTTGTAGCTCATGATAGATTTGCAGGTTATCGGACGGAGTGACATGAGTATAGCCCCACACATAAAGGTTGGTATGCAATACAAGAAGCTTACGCCACAATTGCACATACTCTGCGCTATAGAAATCTCCAAGAACGTGCAAGCGCACCAACACTAAACGGCCTTTATTTTTGGCCCTAGTACAAATTTCCTTCACCTCTCTAATCAATCGCGCCTCAAGTCTCTCGCCATGCTCAATACGATGGGCGAATGGCATGTTGTTGCCGTAGCAATCATCCCAGTGATGGCAAGAAGTTGGGCACGTTTCCCGTTCAGTTAGCGTCAAGGTATAAACCTCAGCACCTTTTAGCTTACCTTTTTTTACGTGCTTCCCTGCACCTCCTATTTTCGCGCTCGATGGCTTCTTTAAGACGGAGTGCGAGTAACCCGTCAGGCTTTTTCTGCTTTTTTGGTAACGTGTTGTTGTCAAGTTCATCTTGTGTTCTCCCGATGTTGATCTGTTCTTGTACCGTAGCTAAGTAGCTATGGGTGTCTTCGTCGTTTGCTCTCCAGTCTGCTAAAGCTTCTGGATGACATATTGTTTTCGGCTTCATTTTCTCCCCCCGTAAAGAGCTAACATATCGTGAGCGCACCGTAAATGTGATATAGCGTTGTCTAGGTCGCTTGATTCGGTATCACCAGTATCGTGCAAGATGGTGATAGCTTCAGTAATTAATTTAAAACATTGCGTCAATTGTTTATCAATCAGCGCATCGACTCGTACCTTGTTCTCGTTACTGATGGTCATCATTGGCTTTTCTCCGTACTATATATAGACCCCGTATTGCGTCGCGGGGCGTTGCACCGTACACATAATCGCCCGATGTACTCGCCAGAAAGTGAGGATGCACCGAGTCGTGTACTTCTACTTGAACACGATCATTAAACATAAAGTTAAGTAACTTTGTGTCCGAGATTTTTTCAGGCTTTTTCATCGTTTCCTTCTCCGCGTTTTTGTGAGGTGCTTCCCGTATTGGTGTCTGATTTGTGTTGTCGTAGTATTCTAACCAACAATTAAGGTAGTCATCGTCGCTCGCAAGACCAAAAGCTTGATCCACCTTCATAATATCGCACCATGGATACTCATTACCTAAACAGTCGATCACTTGGTCGCGTGTTTCTGCAAAAACGTTAACTACAAAGTATCGGCAAGGCTGAAACGGCGGGTATTCTGTATCTTGATCTAATAAAATGCAACGCCATCTAAACGCGAGCGGTGCAATCCTGCCTTCCGCAAATAGTGGTTTTATGTTTCGGTATTGTTCTGCAATCATTTAGTAAACTCCCGTAAAAACGCCGTCTCCTTCATCGACAACGACAGTATCTCTCGTTTCTATCCAAACTTTAGCACCGCAAGATAACGGCTTGTCTGGTGAATATACAACACGACAAGCACCATTAACAGTCGCACCGTATCCCTTCGTATTGGTCAAGCTTGTTTTTACGGTAACTACCGGCCTGAGATCGTCGGGGTTCTTTGCATTGTGCCTAATGTTATGTTGGTTAATATGTATGCGTTTAAGCATTGTCGTTCACCATTACGGAAATAATCCGTCCCTTTTTGTTGTGCTC